CCCGACGTATCATCTATGTGTCTTGCGACCCAGGAACACTGGCCCGCGATCTAGGCGTCCTAACACAAGGCGGATACGTTGTTGAAAACGTACAACCAGTGGATATGTTCCCTTGGACGCAGCACGTGGAGTGCGTGGTAGTGCTATATTTGTGATTTCTGAAAGCCTTGATATGAGCGAGTCGTAGAGCGGGATGTTACTTTTATAGTGACAGAGTGCGTGGGGAAATATATTAGCTAGATCGTTTTTATATTAAACGGTCTGGCTTTTTTGATTTCTCTTGGATTATTTTTGCTATCATGGGAGGATATGATAGAAAAATGCAGAAATGTTAGAGTAGATAAAAACCCTGGCATCCCTTAGATTAAAATTCCCCGGCCATAAGATTCGCCGTCTTTGCCAGGGGAAATGCTAAGATAGGAGAAACGATGAAAACTGAAGCAGAAACACGAAAAAAATTAATTGATGCAAAACTCTATGCTGCAGGCTGGGATGTAAATAATCTTACCCAGGTTTCACAAGAGTATGATATTTCCGTGCCCCTTCCAGATGGAGTGGCGGAGCCGCGAACACCTTATGAAGGGCATCAATATAGTGATTATGTTCTGTTGGGGAGAGATGGGAAACCTCTGGCTGTAGTTGAAGCTAAAAAGAGTTCCAAAAACGCTGCAATCGGCCGGGAACAGGCTAAACAGTATTGTTACAACATTCAAAGACAAAATGGTGGCAAACTATCTTTCTGTTTTTATACTAACGGTCTTGAGATTCACTTCTGGGACTTGGAAAATTACCCTCCCCGAAAAGTAGTCGGCTATCCAACACGAGATGATTTAGAGCGGTTTCAGTATATTCGAGATCATAGAAAACAACTTGCTGATGAGCTTATAAATACAGAAATTGCAGGAAGAGACTATCAGATTCGGGCAATTCGTTCAGTAATGGAAGGAATTGAAAAGAAACAACGGAATTTTCTTTTGGTAATGGCCACGGGAACGGGAAAAACAAGAACATGTATTGCCCTTGTCGATGCGCTCATGCGTGCAGGACACGCAGAGCGGGTGTTATTTCTGGTGGACAGAATTGCTTTACGGGAACAGGCGCTGTCGGCATTCAAAGAACATTTACCCAATGAACCTCGTTGGCCAAAAGATGGCGAAAAGCTCATTGCTAAAGATCGTCGTATCTATATTTCAACCTATCCAACAATGCTCAATATTATAAGGGAAGAAGGGAACACTCTTTCACCCCACTTCTTCGATCTGATTGTGATTGATGAAAGCCATCGTTCTATATATAACACCTACGGAGAAGTGCTTGATTATTTCAAAGCAATTAGTCTCGGGCTAACTGCAACTCCTACAGATATCATTGACCACAATACTTTCAAGCTTTTTAATTGCGATAATGGTCTTCCAACATTTGCCTATACATACGAGGAAGCAGTTAATAACATACCGCCCTATTTGTGCAACTTTCAGGTGATGAAGATACACACCAAGTTTCAAGATGAAGGTATCAGTAAGCGAACGATTTCCCTGGAAGACCAAAAACGATTGATCCTCGAAGGTAAAGAGGTAGAAGAGATCAATTTTGAAGGCACCGAGCTGGAGAAAACTGTGGTCAATAGGGGAACCAATGCACTCATCGTCAAAGAGTTCATGGAAGAATCAATAAAAGATTCAAATGGTGTTCTCCCTGGTAAAACAATATTTTTCTGCACTTCAATATCCCATGCGAGAAGAATCGAACAGATTTTCGATTCTCTTTATCCTGAGTATAAGGGTGAACTGGCAAAAGTTCTGGTTTCAGATGACCCAAGGGTCTATGGCAAGGGCGGCCTCTTGGCGCAGTTTACTAATAACGATATGCCTCGCATTGCCCTTAGTGTCGGTATGCTAGATACCGGAATTGATATTAGAGAATTGGTGAACCTTGTTTTTGCTAAACCTGTATATTCTTATACCAAGTTCTGGCAGATGATTGGTCGTGGCACACGACTTTTGGAATCACATAAAATAAAACCCTGGTGTACTGAAAAGGACAGGTTCCTTATTCTGGATTGTTGGGACAACTTTGAATATTTTAAGCTCAATCCCAAAGGCAAAGAACCTACAGCTCAAATTCCACTCCCTGTGCGTTTTGTCGGCATCAGGCTTGATAAAATTGAAAAGGCAATCGACATTCAAAACGATGCTATTGCCAAAAAAGAGATTAATAAGCTTCGAGAACAGATCCAGGGACTACCGCAAAATTCAGTGGTTATTCAAGAGTCGGGCACAGAATTACAAAAGATCGAAGATGATAATTTCTGGACAAGATTGACTCATGAAAAGATTAAATTTCTACATTCTACTATTAAACCGCTTTTCAGAACGGTTTCACAAACTGATTTTAAGGCAATGCGATTTCAGAAAGATCTTCTTGAAGTATCATTGGCAAGATTGGCTAATGAAAAAGATAAATTCGAAACATTAAAGGATAATATCGTCGAACTAATTGGTGAACTCCCGCTATCAGTCAATATTGTTGCTAGGGAAGAGGCTATCATTAGGCTTTCTCAAACAAATAGCTATTGGGCAAAGGCAACTGACGAAACATTTGATGAACTTGCAGAAAAGTTATCTGCGCTTATGAAATACCGAGATGATATTAATCAACCTCTGGGACCTGCTCAGTTTGACTTTATCGACTTGCTGAAAACAAAAGAAATGGTGGAATTCGGGCCAGAACACTCGGCAGTGAGTGTATCCAAGTACCGTGAAATGGTAGAAAAACTCATCATGGAACTTACTGAGAGTAACCCTATTTTGCAGAAGATAAAGGATGGAAAAGAGATTACCGAGGATGAGGCGCAGGCGCTTGCAACCCTATTACACGATGAGCACCCTAATATCACCGAGGATTTACTAAAAAATGTGTATAAAAACCGTAAAGCAAAGTTTATTCAGTTCATTAGACATATCTTAGGGCTCGAAGTACTGGAAAGTTTCCCTGAAACAGTTACTAGGGCATTTGACCAGTTTCTCCATAGCCATACTAACCTAAGTTCAAGACAACTGGATTTTCTAAATCTACTGAAAGAGTTTATACTGGTAAAAGAAATCGTGCAAAAGCGAGATCTGATAGAATCCCCCTTTACTGTATTGCATCCACAGGGAATCCGTGGCTTGTTTACCCCATCGGAAATCAAAGAAATTTTAGAAATGACAGCAAAGGTGGCAGCATAATTTGTTACAAAACAACTCAGCAATCAAAAGTAAAATTAGTCAACTATGGGATAAATTCTGGTCCGGCGGTATATCCAATCCTCTGACCGCCATTGAGCAGATCACCTATCTGCTCTTTATGAAACGGCTAGATGATCTTGATCTGAAGCGGGTATCTGATGCCGAGTTCACAGGGGAACAGTACATTTCTAAGTTTGATGGAGAGTTTACGCTTCCCGGAACCGAACTACAAATTGATAAACAGACTCTTCGCTGGAGCCATTTTAAACGAATGCCGGCTGAAGAGATGCTGTCTCATGTGCAGATTAAAGTATTTCCCTTCTTGAAGATGCTCAATGGGGATGAATCGCCCTTTACCCATCACATGGAGAATGCAGTCTTTATTATCCCTAAGCCTTCTTTGCTGGTAGAAGCAATGTCCACGATTGAAGAGATATTTGTGGAGATCGAAAAAGATGCCAACGAGGGTGGTCAGGCGTTTCAGGATATCCAGGGAGATGTCTATGAAATGCTCCTCTCCGAAATTGCTTCAGCAGGAAAAAATGGACAGTTTAGAACACCACGACATATCATCAAGCTCATTGCCGAACTTGTAGAACCACAACTGGGCAATCGGATTGCCGACCCTGCCTGCGGAACCGGTGGCTTTTTGCTCGGCGCTTACCAGTATATGGTGACGCAGCTTGATAAAAACAAGAAGTATCTCCAGCCCGACGAAGATGGTTTTATTCGCAATTCGGTGAGTGGCCTGCTGACGAAAAAGGTAAGTGATATGCTCAATGACAGCCTGTATGGTTATGATATCGATGTGACCATGGTACGACTGAGCCTGATGAACTTAATGATGCACGGTGTGGACACTCCCCATATTGATTATAAGGACACTTTGAGCAAAGGATTTACGGAGTCAAATCAATATCAGATCATTATGGCTAATCCGCCGTTTACAGGAAGTATAGACAAGGGGGATATTAACGAATCGTTCAAATTAGGGACTACCAAAACTGAACTCTTGTTCGTAGAGAATATTTACAATCTACTTAAAATGGGTGGAACAGCTGGAGTGATTGTGCCGCAGGGCGTTTTGTTTGGTAGTGGTAAAGCGTTTGTTGAAGCACGAAAAATACTTATTGAAAAATGCGAACTCAAGGCTGTTATCACTATGCCCAGCGGAGTATTTAAACCCTACGCCGGAGTCAGTACCGCCATATTAATCTTTACCAAGGGCGGTGAAACAGAGAATGTCTGGTTTTACGATATGCAAAGTGATGGCTATAGCCTTGACGACAAACGGGCCAAACTGGATGGGTATGGTGATCTGCAAGATATCAAAACGCAGTATAAAAAGCGGGATCAGAAGAAAGAAAGTGACCGTAAAGAAAAGTTTTTCTTTGTGCCCAAAGGTGAGATTGTAGCAGAAAACTATGATTTAAGCATGAGTAAATACAAAGAGGATGTTTTTGAAGAGGTTGCATATGAAAAGCCGGCAGTGATTATTGATAGGCTTAAGACTATGGAGAGTGAGATTAATGCAGAGCTGACTGAGCTTGAGGGAATGTTCGGATGAAAATAGTTAAGCTTGCTGAGGTTGTAAAAGAATTAGAATCTGGTACCAGACCAAAGGGCGGTGTTTCATCTGAAACAGGGACAATACCAAGTCTTGGAGCCGAACATTTGTCAGAAGATGGCCGTTTTAACTTTCATAAGAATAAATTTATAACAACTGAATTTTTTAATAGTTTAAAGTCAGGAAAAATTAAATATAATGATATATTGATTGTAAAAGATGGTGCAACTACAGGGAAAGTAGCCTTTGTTAAAAATGACTTCCCCTTTACTAAAGCTGCAATTAATGAACATGTATTCCGTATTGCTATTGACAAGCAAATTGGTTTTTCAAAATATGTTTATTTTTTCTTAAGATCATTAGGCGGTAAGAAACAGATACTTAATGACTTTCGTGGTGCAACTGTTGGAGGAATCTCACGTCAATTTATAGAGTCAACAAAGATTCCCCTCCCTCCCCTCGAAGATCAAATCCGTATTGCCGCCGTTCTCACTCGCACTGAAAAGTTGATTGCTAAACGCAAAGAGGGTATCAAGGCGTTGAATGAACTCTTGAAGAGTACTTTTATGGATATGTTTGGGGATCCGGTGATGAATAAGAAGAGGTGGGATGTAAAAACAGCAATTGATTATGCTGGTTGTATTGTGCCAGGAAGAGATAAACCGAAAAGTTTCTCTGTTGGTACTCCGTGGGTAACAACAAATGATTTAGTCCATTTAGGATTTACAGAAAAATCAAAATCGGATATTGGCTTATCTGATGATGAAATTAAGGAAGTACGGGCTCGAGTAATTCCTCAAGGTAGCGTAATAATTACTTGTGTTGGGGATCTTGGTGTTGCAACATTAGCGAGGGTAAATATGGTTGTCAATCAACAATTGCACGCTTTCCAATGCCATAATTCAATAAATAATATATTCTTCATGCATGCAATTTCTTTTCAAAAAGCATTTATGTACAAAAGAGCGACAAAGACAACAGTGCCATATATGAATAAGACGGTATGCAATAGTATTCCTATGATTTGCCCCCCACTCACCCTCCAAAACCAATTCGCTTCCATCGTCGAAAAAGTCGAATCTCTTAAAATAAAGTACACCCAAAGCCTCACCGAACTGGAAAACCTCTATGGCACGGTCAGTCAACGGGCATTTAAGGGGAAATTAGATTTGAGCAAGGTCCCGGTGGAAGAAGTAAACCAGTAAAAGAATTTCACGAGGAAGTTGATATAGTTGTTTAGAATAACCCGGTTTCATCTCAAAAATAGAGCTGAGTAGAAGAACTTTGTCGTTCTGTCCGCCGTTTAGACGCTGAATAAGCGTCTTTTTTTATTGCCCACAAAATTAATGGAGGTATTTGGAAACTTTCGAAGAATAATAGTAGAAGTTGTGAATTATGGAATTTTTTATAATATAAAAGGGTGCAAGCAATGGTGGCACAGAAGCTGCGTGGTTTGAGTTAGGAAAATGAATCTGGCTTAGGAGGATTCGAAATGACATTCTTAGAATTGGCTCGGCTTACACTTGAAAAGGCTAAGGGGCCATTAACGGTTGATGAGATTTGGACTAGAGGGATAGAGTACGGCTACGCTCAGCAGGTTAGGACAACGGGGAAAACGCCTTCACGGACAATCGGTGCTCAGTTATATGTAAATATTAGAGATAGTTCAAAACCTGATTTTTGTATAAGTAGTAAACGACCAACACGTTTTGCATTATCGACCTGGGATAAGCAGGTACTTGAATCTGAACCCATCAAAGAAACTCAAAGTAAGACCTCATATATATACAAAGAACGGGACCTGCATCAAATCTTAGCCTACTTCGCGTATAATTATATGAACATATTGACTAGAACTATTAATGACAAAATATCCAAAGGTGGTCCAAAAGGTAAAAATGAATGGATTCATCCTGACATGGTTGGGCTTGATGTCTCCTCGATTAAAGATTTTAGTAAAGGCGTTCTTTCCTTTTCAAAACAAATAAATCAGACACCAATCGGCGTTTTTTCATTTGAGCTAAAGCGAAAGATTGAATTCTCCAACCTCAGGGAAAGTTATTTTCAAGCGGTCTCAAACTCACGTTGGGCGAACAAAGGATATTTAGTTTGTGCCGAAATAGATCAAAATGATATCGAATTGCTTGATGAGCTAGGACGACTTGCCAATGCATACGGCATAGGTGTTATAAAACTGGACCTTGTAAACCCAGATGAATCGAGAGTTCTTTACGATGCACACTATAATGAATCCATTGAATGGGGTTTTGTGAACTATCTCTTCGAGTTAAACGCGGACTATAAAATGTTCATCGAAGCATCAATTGATATCATGAAAACAGAAGCCCTATATCGTGAAAAGTTTGATAAGGTATTATCTCAGCAAGAAATTATTACATGTGTCGAAGGATTTATGGGATAATTCTTAGCACTTTTATTGCTTGATAAATAAAGAGGTGATCATAATGTACATAGCTTTCCCAGCAGATTCAAAGGTCAAAGCCCGATTAGAAGCGGTTTGCAAATCGCTTAATATATCCCTCCAAGAATGGTTTGATACGGCTTTGATCGAATCAGAGCAGGATGTTTTGACTACGTTTCTGAGCAGCAATTCCGAGGATCAAACAGCATGGAAGTGGGATGCTACCCTTTGTCGGTTTGTTCGAAGTAGTGACGCTGAATAAGCGTCCTTGACTGGGAGGTAATACTCTGAAAAAAGTATATAAACTACTGTTTCTTTTCTGTGCTTTAAACATGGTGGATTATCTAACAACCATGCTATTAATAAGTTATGGGGGGGGAGAAGGAAATCCAATATCGAATTACTTTGTAGGCAATAATGCGCTACATTACTTCAAGATAGTCGGAGTTGGCTTAGTTTGCATCTACCTAATTCATGTAGCTAAGAGGAATCTGAAGAGTCAGTTGAGCGTGATTAGGGTGCTGTTGGCGACAAATTTGGTATTTAGTTTCATTGCTGTTTCTAACGTAGTTGTGTATTTTGTACAGAAACATGATCTGGTGCTGAGATAAAGTACAATATAAGAAATCTTCTTTCCCTATACTCATGAAGTATAGGGCCTTTTTTTATCGTCAATTCACTTTTCCGCCATGTTTCGCCGTCAATTAGGACTATAGTTGTCTGCAAGGAGCTTTTGCGAGGTGGTGGATAAGGGTAAGGGTAAGGCAGTTTCAATATGGTTAAGAGTTAGAAACATATTTTTGTCTAGGGTTGGTGGTATAGTTATATTCAGGGAAATAAAGGGAGGTATTGTAAGGATGAAATACTTCGGACAAGATGAATTGCATATATTAGCAGAATGTTATGACTGCGGTAGAGTTCTTAAAATGAAAAGAGTAAACTTAACTGCAAACGAATTTGGCTTTAACATTAACCCAAATCCAAAATGTCCCTGTGGTAGGGCGTGTTTAACGATTGAAGGAAGTCCTCCATATAAATATACACCAACTATTGTTTCTACTAAGGATATACAGTTGAAATGTCCTAAATGTAAATCAACCAACCTTACTGCAAACAACAAAGGATTTGGATTAGGAAAAGCCGCTGTGGGAGGAATATTACTGGGGCCTGTTGGATTACTTGGAGGACTATTTGGTAGTAAAAAGCCAGTATTCATTTGTTTGAATTGTGGCAATCAATTTGAAAAGTAAAGGGGATTATTATGAAAACATTTCTTCAAATCACGGGGGTTTTTTCTGCAATCTTATTCATAGTTGCTGGATTTCTACTATTAGATATCAAGTCAGTATCAGGCGATTCAATAGCAGAAAGTTTTTATCATGGAGTAGGCTGGATGTCGTTTGGCTTTGGATTATTGTCAGGTGGATTACTTATTGGATTCTCAGAGAAATTTGAAGACACTGTAATGATTTTAGATCGAGAAAATGAAAACCCACCGATTGAAATTGATCAAGTTAAAACTGCAACTTCTGGAAATATTGCAAGTGATATGGTTAAAGACATAAAGGGGATTTTTAGTTCGAAATAAATCCTTGTAAGAATGTTGATATTGGGTTTCAAATCTATAAGGCAAATAACTAGTATAACATGATAGAGCAACATACTTCTGGCAGCCAAAAGCATTTATAAATAATTTTATGGGATATTAAGGGGAATTGGCAGATATTTCTGATATAATAAAAAGAAAGTTCTCGAACTGAAGGTTAATCTTTCAGTTCTTTTATTATAGGGGGTCAACATAGATGAAGGCCAAACAGATTAAAATATATAGCTTTGGAAGATCATGCATTGAAGATGGGGTAATCACTTCCGGCAACTTGGAGGATAATGAAGTAGCATTATCAGAAAGCTTTCTCACAATCGCTCTCGAATGTTACAAAAATATGAAGCTAGAAGATGGACAACTGGTAGATGAAATAATAAAGGTGTTGCTCCCTAATACAGAGGAAAAGGCAAAAGAAGAATGGGATCAGGGATTAGTTCTTAACGACAAGGTATATTTTGCTTGGTTTGCAACCCCAGGCGGTATGAAGCAAGAGAAAGCAATGGGTAAGTGCGAAACTTTCTTTATAAGGGAAGACTTTTGCAGTTTCGCTACAGAATTTGAGGATCTAATTTCTTTAGGTAAATTCAAGGAGATAGAAGATAGCAAAGAAGAGATATGCATAAATAAGGACGTTCTCAGCCGTCTCTCTTTAGGGGTTAGTAGTTGTCATGTGGCGGGTAATATGCCTGATCTAATTGTTTTACCACAGCCGCTTTATAAAATCATTAAGGATTATAAGACTATAGAAAAGTTCATGGATCAGGTTGAAGATAAAAAAGGCAAAATGGTAGACCAAGTAGATTATAAATTGGTAGATTATCATTTCGATAAAGATATTGACGTATTTGATGGAGGAGCAATTGCCACTCCAAAAGTGTTTAATCAGATTCAAAATGAACTTGGATTAGACTATCCTATTGAGTTTGCAATTATCAGAGGCTATGGGATCGGCATAAAAGGCATGATCACCAAGTTCAATATCATTAAATACTTGAGTGTTTTCCACAAAGGGGATACCGAATATTGCAAGAAAGTGGATGATAAGTTTTATTTGCTGGACATGTGGCATGAGTGGCAGCTGGTAACTCAAAACACAATGCTCTTAAATGAGTCGATGGTGAAGCTAGCAAAGTATTATAAACCTGAAAATAGTGAGAACATGGATACTTATCTAACAAGGGTTGCTAATGTAGACCCTAAATATAAAGACATAATCGGAAAGCTATACGTCACAAAGGTCAATAAAAGAGATGAGGATATTGAGGACTATAGAAGATTGAATTATCAATTGCTTACGGCCCTGGCATTGAGCAAAAAAGATTATTACGAATTAATCAAAGAGGACGTAAAGGTATTTAGAAAGATCTTAAAACCATTCTCGAAAGACAGCGAAAAAGATGAATGGCTTATAAATATTGATACCATAAGACTATTCTTTAAAAATATTATAAAAAGCAATGATGATGAGAGCGAGGAGTTTCAAGAGGAAGCTGTGAATATGGCGGGTAATGTGGTCACAAAATGTGAAGAACTCCTCAATGTATCCGAGGAGTTTATCTACCTGAAATTTGTTAAGAATAATTTAGCAAAGCTTATCGAAAAGAAATGCCGCGAACTCGCCTGTGGTAAGGTTACGGAAAAAGCAAGATATCAATATATTGCAGTTGATGCAATTAGCTATATGAATTTTGCTATGAATCGAGATCAGGGAGAAAATGGACTTAAAGCAGGAGAATTTTATTGCGCCGATTACAATGACGGAGAAATTAGAACTATCTCAAGGAATCCCCTGTGTGCATATAGTGAAGTCCACAATGTTGGATTTGCTAAAAATGCTTTCCTTGATAACTATTTTAGTCCTTGCCGAGAACTTATATATTTTAATAATAAAAGTGATATTTTAGCATTGCTGAGTAGCGCAGATGAAGATGGAGATTCTTGCACCGTCATAGATTCAGATATTATCAGAGCGGCAGTGGTAACTCCCGAAGACGGTAAGTATTTCATCAATAAAGATGATGGACATAAAGAATTAATGGTTTATAATCCGGAAAATAGATTCCTAGCAACCTATAGAGCATCGGGGAATCTAATAGGGAAGATTGCTTTAAAGAGTGCCAGTATTAACTCAAATAGTCAGCAAACATATGATTATTACGATATAGCTAATGCCAAATTCATTCTGAATATGGGCTTGGATGAGGAAGATAAGAAACTAGCCAAAGAAAACATAGATAGTGGTGAATGGATTACAACCTATAAAGCCAGTGAGCAACATAGGGAGCATATTAAACAAAGATTCTATGAAAATGAGAAGGACATTTATGTTGTTCTCTATAATGCCATGGTATCCATCGATGCCCCTAAGACATTGTATTTTCCAAGCCCTGAAGATATGGAAATTATTAATAAGAAGTATGGGAGGAAAGCGAAATTCCTACAGTATAAGGAAAATAAAAGCGAAGTCAACGATAAGCATTATGTTTATACGTTTGGGCTGTTAGATAGTATTGCGCGTTTAATTCAAAAGAAACTGTTGAACGAAATCAATGGAATAATCACCAAGTTTGATAATAGAGCGGAGTTGATACAAGGTAAATTATTAAATGGCGATTATAGTGTCGCTGACTATCCCTTGTGTTTAGAAGAAATCGAAAAGCTCTATAAAGGTTACACGGAAGAAAGACAAGCAGTCAATAAGGAATGTTATTCGGAAATGAAGAAAGAAACCAAACGTAGGGATTGGGCAATAGAAAATTCGTCTTGGAGTCAATGGGAAGAAAGCGAATATGATGCATCGATAGCGGCTTTCAAATCTGTGAAGTACAAGCAGTATAAAGAAATTGATGCTAAGTACATTGTGGCTGCGGGTGAGATCCTCAAGAAATATGATATCGTAACTATTTCAAACGCTATTGGAAATCTCAAGAATTGTACTGAAGATTTCATTATCAATTTATTCTTCCCTGTCTTCAGCTACTTGAATGTTAAGCTCCAGAATAGCCGATATGTCTATAATAAAGCGGGAGACGGCGACATTACTTATCTCTATGAAAAATATAAGAAGATACAAGTTGAAGCCATAGATAATAGTGATATAGTGAAAAACTTACATCTGGAAGAAAAGGTTAGGTTAAAGGTAATCGATGTCAAGGTGGATGTACGAGCCAGGGTCTTGGATGACGAAGTTGTGGAATTGATTGAATCAGAATTACAGGATAATGGTCAGGTCGTTTTTGATATAAAGGTATTGGACAATAAAGTGATCTTGGTCAAAGATGAAAAGGATATGTTAGAGGTATTCAATGACTTTATACAGATCAAAGAGTATAGCTTGCTGAATTGCAACACTATAAAATTCGAGATATTAGTGAATGTAGCTCCCAGTGGGAAAAGCTTAAAATTAACGGCAACTGAAATAACTTGATCATTAAGTTGGATTTGACTCTACTTGTTCTTGTGGGGCTTCCAGCCCCACTTTTGTGGAATAGTGATAGTGCTATTACTACAATGGAGTAGGAGGTCAGCAATATGAACCATGATGATACAATGGTTATAACTCAAGAAAGAATGGCAGGTTGGCTTATGTTTAATAGGTTTCATAAACTAAATGAGAAGCCAGACTTGAAGGATTCAAATAGAAAAATATTTATCTTTAAGGATTCACTAATACTGCGTGAGACTATGGAGAAATATAACCAATTCAAAGAGTTGGTCTAATACTGGAGGATCATAATGGATGGAGTTCAAAACAAAAAGATTATAATTGAGAGCTTCGAATACAAACGTGAATATGCCCAAAAGACTACTGCTAACGGAACAACATATCTTGATGGTAATAACTATGAATACTGGTCACGAGACATTGCAGTTTCGTCTCTAAAGCCTGAACAGATTGTAGACATAAATGATGAGATACAAGCCTTTGCCCAAGAAACTCAAGATAAATTTAGTGGACTATTTGATGCCAGACATAATAAAATTTCACAGGGCCAAATAACATTTAGCTATGATGCAACAATGAGTATCCTCGGACAGGTAATAAACCCTGACAAAATTACAATTATTCCTGCAAAGGCCGGCTTTGGGAAATCAAGTTATATTTACTCCTTCCTGAGTACCCTTTGCAAACATATTCTTAGTGGTGCAGACAGTAAGTTCTCAAAGCAAGGCGTTATTATTGTTACTGATAAAATTGAAGCACTAAGACAACTTGAAAAAGATATTTATAAGGATCAAGGCTTTTACAGCAAAGGAAAGCATAATACAAGGTACACTTATATCCTGGAAGCATGGAATAAAAACTCTGCTAGGGATGGAATCTGTAAAAATCCTGCTATCGAATCCTATGAGTATGGAATGTGCAGTCCAATTGAATGCCCATATTTTAATAAATGTAAAATGAGTTACCAAAAACAAAAACAAGTTTTCAGCCCAATTCTGCTTATGACTAATGCCAGACTAAAACAATATCAAGATAGAATCGACGAGTACAAAACTTGGATTGATAGTGAAAGAAATGAACACGTAAGAGATATCGTAATCATTGATGAAAAGCCCATTATAATAGATAACTATAGGATTGATACGCAATTATTCTCCACTTTAAAAAAGACTGTTGAAGAAACAAAGACAAACGGAACGGATGCCACAATCACCAAGGAGCATCTTCTAAATGAAATTCATAAAGTGGAAACTGAAGTATTAGAACTCAGAAAAGAAGTAAGCCAATTTAGAAATTGTATTTGCTGTGGGACAAAAGAAGCAGTTTTTACTGAAGAATTCAGAGGCCGATGGCAGAGTATTATTGGCTTCAAAAATGTAGACTTATTAAATGCAGTAGAAAAGATGTTTATGCAGGGATCATTATGGTGTAATACTGATATTCCATTTTTCAAAACACTTGGAATCAAGAATTTTCATTACGCTGGCTTCAAGACATATATCTTTGATGCTACTGCTGAACTTGACCCTGATTATGAAGATGAAAGATTCCAATTTTTAAATATTGAGGATTATAAGAACTATGAGAATATTACTTTTCATATCTTCAAGGCAAAAGAAATGAACATGAGCCGAATTGCTCTCAATATTAAAAAGAATGCTTGGAAAAACTTAGCGGTCGCTGAATGGATCAATAATAAATTTACTGATAAAACCTATGTGGTAACTTATAAGGCAAATGCAAAGTTTATTTCACAGAACTTGAAGAATCTGGGTACTCTCATATTCCTTGACAAAGGTGAAGAGAAAATTGTGATTCCTCATTTTGGGGACACCAGGGGGAGTAATGAATTCAAGGATGCAAAGAGCATGGTTCAAATCGGATGGAACAGATCTCCATCCGATGAGTACCTAGCCCAGTGTCTAAGCAGAAACACTACATTTGAAAAATTAATGGAGTACAAGGAAGATAAAGCTGAAAGAACTGCAAAACTATTTGAGAATGTAAATGGTCGATTTACACAATATGATGAAGTCAATATTTACATGTGGCGTAAAATGGCGGTAGAATTTGAACAGGAAGTATTCAGAACATGTGTAAGGGATTTTTCTGCAGATGAGCCTGTTGATATTTACATATTTAAGCCAGATGGTAAAGTTATCGAACTTATACAACAACGATTCAAGAAATGCAGGGTACTGAGCGATTATAATGTTCCAGAAGAATTTCAACAGGAAAAAATACTGGGAAGGCAGACTCCAGATGGTAATGATAATAAAATACAGGCATATGTAAAATGGCTTAAGAATGAATGGGATGGTGGTTCAATCAGCCTAAAAGAGATTAAGAGCAAGTTTGAGATAAGCGATAAATATTGGGAGAAACTTATAAGAAATCAAGTGGTAACTGATATCAGGTCAAAACGCAATATTAAAATAAAAAGAGAAGGTAAGGGTAGTAATCAGGCTTATTATTGGTATATCTAATTGGTTTGTGTTTATGGGATACCCCATAATCCTTATATATATTAGTAGAGAATAGTAGGGAGCACAAGAATATATTACCAAATTTACAGTAATGCTACGAATTACAAAGGGGTGATTTAATTGAAAAGGGCAGTAATTTTATTTCCAAAGTTTAATAACATCGATACTATTAATAATGTAAGAGGTAAGTATGACCCACTTGCAAATTACATTGCACCTCATATTACAATTATTTTTCCATTTGAAAGTGATTTGACAACGTATGAATTAAAAGAGCATTTCAATAAGTCATTGAAAGGCATAAAAAAATTTAACATCATGCTTAATAACATTACAGGTGATTATAGAGATGGATATTTATTTCTTAATGTAAAGAAGGGGAATGATAATATTATTGAATTGCATGATAAGTTATATAGTGGATTATTAGAAAAGTTTATATTTAGAAAGGTAACATATTGTCCTCATTTAACTGTTGGCAGGATGTTTGACCAGAAGGATTTTGATGGTGCAGTTGATGAATTAAGTTTCCATAATGAAATTTATGAAACAGTAATTGATAAAGTATTTGTAGAAAATATTGATTTGGATGAAAATTCAATAATTGAGTTTTCATTTGATTTAGAATAAATTTTATAATATTTATAAATTCTCTAAGTCCTAATAGAATTTATTCTTCATTATTAAATCTAAAAAACACCTATTTTTAGGTGTTTTTTTAATGTTAAAATTTTACTCACAATATTTACGAAAAGAGCCTAAATTATTTAACAGGAGTGTTTATACGCTCCTGTTTTTTTATGCCATAAATCAAATTTGAAAGGAGACTACTATGGAATTCAAAAAAATAAACATCTTAGCCTTAAAACATGCTGAGTATAATCCCAGAAAAGATTTAAAGCCTGGGGATAAAGAATTTGAGAAAATCAAGAACAGTATTAATGAATTCGGCTACTGTGATCCTATTATTTTGAATGCTGATCTAACAATTGTTGGAGGCCATCAGAGAGCAAAGGTATTAAAAGAGTTAGGCTACACTGAAATTGACTGCGTTATTATTGATATTGATAAAACAAAAGAGAAAGCGCTTAATGTTGCTCTAAATAAAATCTCAGGAGAATGGGACTTTGAATCATTAGCAAAGTTACTGGATGACCTGAAAACAGAGGATTATGATATTGAACTGAGTGGCTTTGATATGAAGGAAGCTGAAAAGCTATGGGATGAATACATGCCAAAGGATGTGCAGGATGAAGAAGAACTTCCTGATGTGCCAGAGGTGCCGGTTATTCAACCAGGAGATATCATTCTGTTGGGTAAGCACAGGCTGATATGTGGTGATGCTACTAAGGTAGAAGATCTGGAGAAATTGATGGATGGGAAGAAGGCAAAACTTACTGTACTTGATCCTCCCTATGGAATTTCATATGTTGGGAAGACGGATGATGCTTTGACAATTCAAAATGATAATTTGAGTGATGAAGAATTCTATAATTTCCTTCTTGAAGCTTTCAAGAGAATTTATGAAATATCTGCTGATGGAGCCAGTAGTTATATATTTCATGCTGATGCTAAAGGTTTGATATTCAGGAAAGCATTTGTTGATTCAGGCTTCAAACATTCACAATGCTGTATTTGGGTTAAAAATACCTTTGTCATGGGAAGGCAGCCCTACCAGTGGCAGCATGAACCAGCTTTATTCGGATGGAAACCTACAGGAGCACATTATTGGAATGGTGACAGAAAGCAGACTACAATATGGAACTTTGATAGACCAAGAGTTAATGATGTTCATCCTACAATGAAACCTATTCCGCTTATCGAATATATCATCAAGAACTCCAGCAAGTATGGTGATATTGTTGTGGACACTTTCCTTGGCAGTGGGACAACTTTACTAGCATCAGACAATACAGATAGAATTTGCTATGGCTCAGAGCTTGACCCAAAATACTGCCAGGTTATCATTGAACGCTGGATTAATTATAAGGATGGAATCAATGGTGATGATGTAATAATTGAAAGAAATGGACAGCAATATAAATATTCAAATTTAAAGGTTGAGCAGGAATAGTTTCTGATACCTATTCCAAGTGTAATAATGCTATAATCGCAATAGATCAAATTATAATTGGGGGTCATTTCTTTGGATTATAATCAAATTAAGAAGATGTTGCTATCATTTGGGCTGGTAGAACACTCTAATTCTGAGGGAACTCATTTTACATTTCATAAAGTAAAGAAGCATAAGATTATTTTTGAAAGGCTAAGACCATTGGATGATGGTGGGGCTGGAGGATATTTATATGCTGTGGTGCTGGATGAATATAAAAGTAGATGTAGCAGAAATGGGCATATAAGCGTGAGCAAATTAAGAAATGAGATTGAATTAAACGGACTTGTAGAGCGAGTAATTAAGCACTTTGATTCGATTTATTAAACAATGATATTTGGTAGGGAACCTTTATTTCTATTGATTTAGTGATTGGCGAAAAGGCTGTTGTATAGTAGAAGCATATTGCCCGTATATCGCTTCACGTTGGCTTGTGAGGCGATATCTTTTATTGGTGGGGTAAATTGCTCAATTGAATTGCAATGTCTGGCGTATAGGCAAGTTTGGATTGTTGAAGTATGGGTTGTAAGCTTATGGGCTTCAGAATCTTGTTGTTCATTTCCTTATGCTGGTATAAAATATTGGTTAGGGGGATGGACGATTATGATTCAAAAACTATTTGAGAATATTAATAAGGATGATTTACTAGCCTTAATTAATAATTCAGTTTTAGAAATGAAGACTTTGGAGTATAAACAGGAGTTCTCTGGAAATGGTGATCAAGATAGAAAGGAATTTTTAAAGGATATAACTTCGTTTGCTAATTCAAGCGGAGGGGATATTATTTATGGAATTAAAGAGGAAAATGGTGTTCCTATTGAATTGTTAGGAATTCCCAATGAAGAAGTGGATGCAAAAATTAGATGGATTGAAGATTTGGTAAGACAAGGCGTACAACCAAGAATTCCAGGAATAAAGATTCGATCCATTGAGATTAGTGAGAGTAAAAACATAGTTCTAATAAGGGTTCTGAAAAGTTGGCGTAGTCCACATTGCGTAACATTAAAAAATTGGAGCAGGTTTTTTGCGCGAAGTAGTAATGGCGTATATCAACTCGACGTAGACGAACTTAGAAGTTCTTTTATTCAATCGGAGACTACAAATGAAAGAATTAAAAGTTTTAGAGAAGAAAGAATAGCAAAGATTTATGCTGATGAAAGTTACATCAAACAGGGTGAAGAAGCTAAAGCTATATTGCATATTATACCAGTTTCTGCCTTCAATTCACGAGAGAGACTAAATGTTGGCTTTTTGTATGAACAATATAGATTAGGTAAAGTACCAATTCTTTTGGGCGACCATAGTAGTAATCCTAGCATTAATTTGGAGGGTATATTATTACATAGCTATATCGACGATCAAGGTAACTGTTTATCTTATGTTCAATTATTCAATAATGGAATTATTGAAGCGGTTAGTAAGAGTGTCCTTAAAACATTTACAATACAAACCATTCCTAGTAAAAAATTTGAAGAAGATATTATTAATACCACTGTCCAGAGCATTGATTACTTAAAAGGAATAGAAATAGAAATGCCCTACATAGTTTGTTTGACTTTAGTTGGAGTTAATGGTTATAGAATGTCTGTTTCAGAACATTTAGCTATAGATGGTGCAATTGATAGAGATGTTCTGCTTATTCCTGAAATATTAATTGAAGAAGATGTAAATGACTCTGATGTAACCAAACTATTGAATCCAATTATTAATTCCGTGTGGAATGCATGTGGTTATATGAAATCACCCAACTATGATACAGCAGGAAATTATAAACACAGGTTATAGAATAATACAAACGATATGACATGCAGAGCCTATAATTAGGCTCTTTTTATTTTGGGGGAGGTGAGGTATTATGGGAGCAAGAGGTAAAAATAATACTAAGTGGTTAACCAATGTTTTTCCCCGTTTATCTGAGATTCGAGACTGGTGCATGAAGGGTAAAACCAATGAAGAAATGTGTGTGCTTTTAGGCATAAGTCCAGACAGTTGGTACACTTATATGAAGGAACATAATGAGCTAAATAACATCGTTACAGCAGGGAAGTCTGTTATAGATAACCGTGTAGAAAATGCAGTTTTGAAAACTGCCCTTGGTTTTGAATATGAAGAAATCAAAACAATTTTAGAAGAAGATCATAATGGCAAAAAAAGAACAAGGATTGAGAAAACCAAAAAGTATATGCCACCTAACCCGACTGCTCAAGCTTTCTGGCTAAAGAACCGTAAGAAGGATGAGTGGGGCGATAGGAAAGAGATTGTCTTTGATACAAAGGGCCAGGAGGAAGAAAGAAAGCTGCAATTTCTTAAAATGATAAATGAAGAAGTCATTGATGCGGATTATTCTATTGTTGAAGAAGATGCTGTTATGACAGGCCCTGAAGTTATAGAGGAGACAGAAGAAGGTTTTATTGAGGATGATCACTTTGGTAAAGAAACAATTGAAGCATAATCTTATGTCGTCAGTAATGTGGGAGATAAATGCCCTATATGAGCCTAATACTACCCAAAATAAGCCCATATAGAATACATAATTAGTCTTATGTATCCAGTTGCTATCAGGGCCATACAGAGGTAACATGGACACACCTAGTAGAGAAAGGGTGTGTTTATATGCTTGATTTAGGCAATTTCGAGGTGTATCTCACAAACAAGGAACTGAGCCTGAATACCATCAGCTGCTATATTCGGGACAGCAAGGTTTTTATGGATTGGTTCGGAAGCAGAACGGATTGTGGATTGGATAGACTGATCCAACTCGATGCCATTGGATACAAGAAGCATCTGCTCAATATCAATAAATCAGTAGTGACAGCCAATAGGAAGGTCGCAAGCGTCAATGCCTTATGCAAATGGCTTTATGATAGCGGATCAACAGTTGATGAGATCAATATAAAGGCAGTGAAGAGTCGGGAGGCTCGGCAATATAAAGGCTTGGAGGAAAAGGATCTAAGGAAGCTTCGAGCAGAGATACATCGAAATCGCAATCCACTTCATATATGCATCATTGAGATACTCCTGGGCACAGGGCTTCGGGTGAGTGAACTATGCAATCTAAAGCTTCAAGACATAGAATTATCCGAGCGTAAAGGCACAATCAAAGTCATTGGCAAAGGAAACATATACAGAACATTGCCACTTAATAAGGATGTTCGCAAAGCAATCCAAGATTACGCTGATACAAGAACTGAAAATGATAGTGACTTCTTATTGATAGGACAGCGAGGAGCATTTAAACGGAACGCAATCAACTTAATCCTTGAAAAGTATGGGCAAAGAGTGGCAGTAGATGTAACCCCACACCGGCTCAGACATTCGCTAGGATATAGCCTAGTCAAGGCAGGAACAGCCATAACGACCATTCAGGAAATCTTGGGTCACGAAAGTATAATGACAACGAATTTATACACCGTCACAACTGAACAGGATAAGGTAGAGGCTCTGGAAGCCTTGGAGTGGTAAGATAGCCGCTCTATTTTTATGCACCTTTCCAATGGGAGGGGTGCTTCTATTTGTGCAAATTGCCCCTGCAGTAGATGGCGTGGAGATTTTTTTGATATTTTTACTAGAAAACTATATATTAAGTTGTTATTTTATGTAATAATTATAAGAATATAGTTGAAGGATTTATAATCGACTAATTTGCTTTTAGAGATACAAAAATTTATTAATTGGGAGGTACTATGTTCAGTAATGTTATTGCCATAGTTTCTGTAATATTTGCTTTGATGTCGGTACTTATTTCATATTATATTTATAAGGCTTCAAAAGTCGATACATCATATTTAGATATCGACAAGCAGTATGTTGAATTATTAAAATTAGCTTTAAACGAGCCAGATTTAAGAGACTACGAAAGAACTTCGATGTTCTATAAGCTGGATTCACAAGATAATTTCAAGAGAAAATATAACATATATGCTTATATGTGTTGGAATCTTGTGGAAACAATTTATGACAGGCAAAAGGACAAAAGTGGAAGATTTAGACTTTCAGAAACATGGGTACCTGTGATGTTTGAAGAGAATAGATTACATTATACATGGTTCAAGCATAACTTGAGACTGTTTAAACCAGAGTATCAAAAGTTTGTTACAGGTGAATTAAACGATATAGATATATTAGAGGGAAGTGTCAATGATTTAAAGGATGTGTATGCAAGATTTAAAAGAGATTTTGCGGCTGATGAGAGGAAGAATTATGCTCACCTTGAGATGTTGATGGTTAAAAAGAAATATAAACTTTTACTTGCTAAGCATAAAGTTTTTAACGAGGTAATTGGATATGCTTTCATTTATGATGATAATAAAAAAGTTCTTTGGCTTGATTATATGGCTATTGATATTAAATTCCAAGATGCAGGCTATGGTACTCTATTATTTAACAAAATAGCTGAATTAAAACAAGAAGGTATTTTAGGTATATTCTTAGAAGTGGAAATTCCTAGCACAGATGAAGCTAGTAAAGAAGATCAAATTCGAAGGATTAATTTTTACGAAAGACTCGGAGCAAAAAAATTGAAGTTTGAGTACCAATTGCCAACTAATAATGGTGGATTGCCCATGTACCTTTATTTTAGACCATCGCCGAATGTAAGATTGTTACCAAAAGAGCAGATAAAAGAAACTATAGCATTGGCATTTGAGTATATCCATTCTGATGTTAATCAAAGAGATACAATTCTTAAATCATTTTTAAGCACAGTGCCAGATGAGCATTTTTAAAACTATTGTCATTAAGGGAAGGAGGCTCTATGCAGCCATCACAGGAAATACAACAAGACCATGACCGCCAAAATCTCCTGCTAAAGCGATATCTGAATAAATACTTCTCCCCGACCAAGATAGAAGAACTTGTCGGGGAGTTTTCATTTTCAGAGCTACGTAAATTACTTGGCGAGATGGATTTAGAATTTTTTAGCTTATGCTACTTTCCTAAATACTTTGATCGTAGATTTGGGGAGTTTCACTTAGAGCTATTCGAGGAACTGAAATACATGCTGGACAACAAAGGGTTGATTGAAGCTTTTGGATTACCAAGGGAACATGGCAAAAGCACAATCAACTCTTTTTTATTTCCGCTGTATTCAACACTCTACAATAAATCTCAGTTTACATTAATAATATCAGCAACAGAGCAGATTGCTCTACCCTTCCTTGATATGATAAAGGATGAGCTTGAAACTAATGAGTTACTGATGGAAGACTTCGGTATTCAAAAAGGAAACCGCTGGAACAATAATGAAATATGGATAAGGGGTAAGGGTGGCATTGATGCATGTATAATGATTCGTGGTATTGATGGTTCACTAAGAGGCATCCACTTCAAGCAATTTAGGCCTCAGCTTGTTCTATTGGATGATCTTCTTAAGGATGATACTGCAAAATCAGAAACAAAGCGTGAGCAAGTTAAAAATACATTTACAGATGTAGTAATTCCAATCGGGACGAGAGATACAAATATACTAGTTGTCGGCACGTGCTTACATGAGGAAGATCTGATGACTGACCTGCTTAAGGGGAAAATACCTGGGGTCAGAAGCATAAAGAAAGCGGCAGTCATATGCTTTGCCGAACGAGACGATTTATGGAGTGACTGGGAAGCCAAATATAATAATCTACTGGACTTGGACAGGATTAAAACTGCCAAGTCTTTTTTTTATGACCATCAGGAGGAAATGCTGGAAGGAACAGAAATATTGTGGTCAGAGTATCTTGATTACTATTATCTAATGTGCAAGAAACAGGCAATGGGGGACAAATCCTTCTATAAAGAAATGCAAAATGATCCCCGCAGCACTGATGACTACATATTTCGGGATATTCAATATTGGGACAGACTTCCTGGATTTGAAGAAATGGAACTCGTGATGTACATTGATCCTGCAATTAAAGCTGGTAAAAGGAATGACTTCTCTGCAATAACAATTCTCGGACTTCATAGAAAAACTAAGCAAAAGTATGTTGTCGATGGCAGTATATATAAATTACTTCCCGATGATCTGTTTCAGGTAGCTATAGAAAAATTACAGCAATATCCGGTTGAGAAGATTGGATTTGAAACTACAGCAGCGCAAAGCTATATCAAGCAGAAGTTTGAAGAGGAACTCTGGAAGAACAAGATATTTACTCCTGTCGATGAAGTAATAAGTAGAGGCCAGAAGCATGAGAGAATTATATCTTTAGAACCGGAAGTTAAGAAGGGGCATATCCTATTCAACCCTGGTAATATCAGGTATAATAATCAGGTAAAAGATTACAACAAAGGTGCTAAACATGATGATGCTCCTGACTCATTATATGGCGCAGTTCAGTTGGTTCAAGGGGTAAAGAGCATTAGGTTTTATGATAGGAGTTTGTTGTTCTGATAAATTTTGGTATAGACCATTTGTTATAGGAAAAATGAATAAATAATTTTGAATTTAATATTATTTGACAAAACAGATAAAATACGATACTCTTTTATCTAATAGATATCTAATAATTATTAGATGAAAGAGGTAGTGATATGAAAAGAATAATGACAGATAAACACAAGTTCATGTCATATGTTTTAAACAATGATGAGGACTTAAATGTAAGCACAACAAAGATTGCAGAAATGTTTGCAGTAAGTCAATCGACAGTTAGTAACGCAATAAAAGATGTAAGATATGAACTAAAGATTAAGAATTTAGAAAAAGAACTTTCTATGGCAAAAAAAGAACTTTATATCGATAAACTGATTGCGCTTCCGGAGTCAACTGATGATATTGGAGTTTTTAAAAGAAAGCCTTAACATTTTAGTGGCTTTTTAGAGTTAGCCAAATTTAGAAATAATAGAGAGAAGCAAATGGCTAATAATCAAGTGTGTTTCTGCGAGAAAGTTTATAATTAATGAAACTGGGTACTTCTGTATTATCGATCAGGTAGTAATGATAGTAGAAAAGTATATTGCCCTCAGTGGTGGGAGGAGCAAGTGCCTGAAGGTAGATTCTGTAAGGAATGCGGTTCGAGAATGATTAATGTAAAGAGCTTATATCTTAACTGATATAGGCTCTTTTACTTTTAGAAAGGTCGTGACATTTTGAACACAAACGAAAACTTAATAATGGAATGCCTCAATGAACTTAACAAAAACGCTCTAGTAAAGCAAAAATACAAGGATTACTACGAAGGCAATCACTCAATCCTCAAAAGCTACCAAATGCAGGACAGCCGGAGCAATATGAGATTGGTGTTCAACTTTCCAAGAAAGTTTGTAGATAATGAAACCGGATATATTCTAGGCAAACCAGTCAACTATATTTCCAAGTCAGATGAGTCAACAATCACAGCTGCTATCGACAAAAACACGAGCCATTGGGATAAAGAACATAATATTAATCTGCGGAAACAATCGGAAATCTATGGGGAAGCTTATGAACTCAACTATGTTAATACTGAAGGGGAGTTTTCAGCGACTATACTCACTCCTCTGAATGCTTATGTTCTGGAGGATGGATCTGCAGAAAGAAACGTGGTACTGGCATTACATACCTTCACAAAGAAATTCGATGATAAGAAATATCTTGATGTGTATACTGCCAACGAAATCTTACATTATGAATTGGGTAGTAACAGCAATAAATCATCTCTTAACCTGATCGGCAGCCATGAGCATATTTTCGGAAGAGTGCCTGTGACTGTATGCCCCGCCAATCATGAAAAGATAAGTGGCTTTCAGGATGTCATTTCCCTCTTTGATGCCTACAACGCTCTGAATTCAGATTTGGTCAATGAAATCGCCGATCACCGGAATGCTTACCTAGTAATTGAAAATGCCAAAAT